TATCCTTACCAAAAGCATGGACAGTACAGAATACCATCATACTTCCGTCAGACATAATCGTAGGAGGTTCATATCTCCATGTGGCAGACTCATCATTTTGCAATAATATATCTACTGCCCATGCCCATGACAAGTAAGTAAACTGACCTTTCTTTTCAGTGTGCTTACTAACATCTATCTTTCTTAACTCTTGGTACTTACTCATTTGGATTCCCCATATATCTCATTAAATTTTTGTATTTCAGCGAATAGATTAAACTCACCCCTTACTGCTTTAGTTAATGCTTGCAGTTGTGTGCGTTTCTCTTCTTTTTCTATCTCTGAATATAGTTCGTGTAGTTGTTCTTGTTGCTCTAGGTCTGCTTGATTAGTGTCAAGTATGTATTGGTTTGTTTTCATTTTATCTTCCTTATTCTTAAAGGTTAATTAATATTACAGCTTTACTATACCAGTTCAATTTTATTTGTCAAACTTTTTATTTACTTCGTCCCAGTCCTTTGTTTTAAAGACTAGCCCATCTTTATTTGTTGCCTTATAGCTCACCTTTCCAAATAGTTTGGTTAGGTCTTTAATAAACTCGTTCACGCTCATAATGGTCGCTCCTTGTAAGTTAATGTTTTAATGTCAAACCAAAAACCAAACGTGCCTTCATAGGTATGGTTACGTTGTTTCTGTACTAACAGCAATGCCGTTGGTTCAGTCTTGCGGTCTTCAGGTAGGTCGCCTGTGCTGTTTAAACGCTCATGCTCCCTGTTACGCCATACACATAGAATGTTATCCACTAGGTTTCTAATATGGCTAGAGCCTAGAATGTGGGTAGCGTCTGGTATGGTAGACTCATCCATTTTCTTGGTATGAGCTACTAAAAAGATATGTATGTTTAAATCTCTAGCAATGCAACTCAACTTATTAACAAACTGTTTTTGAGCTCCATAGTCTTCCTCTGATACAGAATCCACCTTCATTAAGCTATCTATCACCATGACGTCACACCCCAATACGTGCTTTCCATAGTGAATAGAGGCGTATAAATCATTTTCGCTAGTCGTACTCTGTTGGTCATAGATGTACAGCCTGTCCTTATACTCATCACAAAACTCGCGTATGTATTGGTCAGTAGGGTCTGTCATACCCTTCTGCTGTATCATCCTAGCAATTTGTAATACGGGTCGCATTTCCATACTAGCTACTAGCACCTTTGTATAGTTCATCAGGTGTAATAAAATCTGCGATAGAATCATACTTTTACCGCTACCACTAGAACCTGTTATGCAAGTTACCTCACCCTTCCTTACTAAAAAGTCAGGGTCAGTCTTCCTCCACCCCATAGAGTAACCGCTATTTTTTTCCTCGTTATAATACTTGATTACGTCATCATAAAGGTTGTCAGTAGACTTAATCTTAAAGTCTTCAGTCGTTTCGTAATAGCCTTCGGCAACTACTTGTTCCTTCGTTACTGTTAGCTGTCTTACTACATCACCTGTGTTCATGTTTAAACAACTCCCTTTGGTATTACAGAGCTTTTGCTGTTGGTATCTAGCCAACGCTCTTGGTTTAAAATCGTTTCGGGAGAGGGATTAAATCCTTCCTTCCACGCCTTACTGTTACTCATACCGCTAGTCCAGTTAATGATGTCAGTAGCTATCTTGTCTAACCTCTTGGCTCTCCACTTCTCCTCACAACCTTTTTTGTTCACCTTCCTTGTGTTGGGTAACATATCCCACCACTTGGAAAAGTGTGCAGAGGGTGCTTTAGTAACAACCGCTTTAGCAGTCATCGTATAAGGTTTATTCTCTTCTCTACTATTCTCTAGTATAGGCGTTGTATATACCTCGTATAGACCTTGTATAGACTCATCCTCTAACCACCCTTGCAATGCGGTTATCAGCTTAACCATTTGCTTTTCATCACGTCTTAATCTAAACGCTATTTCCTCAACGCTTGGCAAGATTCCTTCAGACTCACTTGCTAAACACCATAGCTCAATCAGAGTTACCTTCTCATCAGGCTTTAACCTACTCCACTCTAAATCGTTTAGTAGGTCAGCACCATACAATTTAAACCATGACATCTTCTTCTGATACTTCGGATTCTTGGGCTTATAGTGTTGGTACTTGTCCCAGTTCTTAATCTTCAGCATGATTTTCCTTTTTATGTTTAAACATTGTTACTTAACAATTCCTTAATCTCAAACTGTCGCAATTTAGGAATGTTTCCTGTGATAAACCATTTGCTTACCGCTTGCCTACTGATTTTTAGTTGGTCGGCAACCTGTGATTGGTTCTTAAAGTTATCTTTAACAAATTCTAATGTGATATTGTCCATACTTACTCCTTAAATTAATTGAATGTCTATTGTAGTTGCTAGTAAAAATAAGTCAACATTTATTACATCGTTTCCTTCATTTCTTTTACTTCTTCTTTAGCAAAGTTTACGGCAAACTCTAACAGCTCATCCGCATACTCTTCTTTCGGCGCATAAAAGTACAAAAGATTTAGTATGCTAGATACTAGCCCTGCCATATGGTTATGGTTAGGATTCTTTACCTTCTTTTCTAACAACCCTGCAGACTTAACGCCTACTTGGTAACCTACGTCAAACTCTTTATCTGCTTTAGTCATGATTATTCCCCTTTAGTAATTTAATGTATTCCTCTTGTAAATAATAAATTGCATCCTGTAAACAGTCTAACTTTATTATTCGTGAATCTATATTATGGTAAGCCGATAGAAATTTAGGCTTTACCTCTTCAATACCTTCGTAATAATTTAAAGAAATAAGTTTTTTCATTACGCTACCTCCCCTATAAATTTAATACGATAGTCTTCTCGGTCATAATCCAGACCATCCTGTTTAACTTCCATTAAGAATTCATCTAGCTCTATTAGGGCATGACTATAAAAAGGAAATTCTGCACCTTCCCATGCCATTACCCATCCATCACAGATAGTATCCATTTGTATCTGATACATTACTCATCCCCCTCGTAGTCGCCTATATAGTATAAGCCGTTGTCGTAACGATACTGTGCGTCCTCCCTTGCCAGTATCCATGCCTCTTCGCTTGAGTGTCCATCGTTAGTAAACATCTCATGAGCCTCATGTTCTAGGTTCTCAATGATTTCCTCTTTCTCAATTATTGTACTCATTACGCTACCTCCCAGTCATCAAAATTTGGTTCATCGTTAGGATTGTTATCTTCCTTCTCTTGTCTGGCTGATTCAATTTCATCTTCATCGCCGTTTAAATCTCCGTATTCTTTCATTACGCCTCCTCCACTTCTTCGTCATAAAACTCAATATGCAAGTAATCGTTCATGTCTTTCGGTTTAAAGTGTTTTATTGAGCCATCCCTGTTCAATACTTCCTCACCTGTATCGGTATCAACCTTAACAATAACAATATCTCTTACTTCATACGCAAACTCTTTATCGCAGTTCATTATTTACCCTCCCATTTGTTTATAAATCTTTTTAGTTGTTTAACAGTATTCCTATATTCTTTATTGCTTGGGTCTTCATCAACCCACTCTAACTCTACCTCCAATCTATATTTAGCCTCTTTTACTAAATAATTGTTAGTGTATTCAGGGTGCTGATTAACTGCTTGAAATCTGCAACCTAGCTTTTCTGCTAAATCTCCAATTTTTAAATGATTTACGTCTATGTCATGGTCAGCTAATTGAAAACACATCTCATCAATTTTTAATACATCATTTACTATTGGTCTTAATTTTTCTGTTGTCATGTTTTTCTCCTTTTTGTTAATGACAACCCATTATGACATATTGCTAAACAATGTCAACTTTTTTTTCTTATCACACAAGGTGTTTTAATAATTTTTACTTATTAGGCTGAAACGCCCTGATAGCAAGGGTTTCAAGGCGTCTTGCACAATCGCTCTGTGTGAGGTTTTTTGTCAACCTTGCTTATGGTAGTATCAAAAAGTGTAAAAGTACGTTGACGGCTCTAGAAATGCCCTTTATGGCGATTGAGTTTTTTTGCTTATTTTTTCATCACTTGTTAAGTCATAAGTTTTTTTTATTAAAGATAGTTTTTTGATAAGTTTTATTTATTTTATTTTTTTTATTATAAGGCAGTTTTTGATAAGTTTTTCTTATTGATTATTTTTTAAGCACCTGTGGATAGTTTTATTTTTTTT